ATGGAATCATTGAAGATGCTAAATTTAAGACTTACGGCTGTGGGTCAGCAATAGCATCTAGCTCATTATTAACAGAATGGGTTAAAGGAAAGACTTTAGCGGAAGCATCAGAAATTAAAAACACAGATATAGTAGAGGAGCTTGCTCTTCCACCAGTGAAGATACACTGTTCAGTGTTAGCTGAGGATGCAATTAAAGCCGCAATCGAAGATTATAAAAGTAAGAATGCTTGATGGTAGAGTTTATATATTTATATTAATAATATGGTTATGGAGCTATGTCACCATAATGTATTTTATCAAATAAAAAAGGAAATAGTATGAATGAAGAAGAGAAGAAACTAGAAATAGAACAAATTGTTGATGAATTACCTATATTATTGGTGGCTCATGCATATCGAAAGCTTAAATCAGGTAAAGAAATATCTTCATCTGAGATGAAAGTTTGTTTAGACATATGCAAGACTTATGCAGCTTCCCAAATTGTAGAGAAAGCTCAAAACATCCTTGATGAATTACCTTTTGATGTGGAAGAATAATAATGAGATGGATTGGTTTCTTTTTAGCATTCACCTCTATGTGGATTTTATCCCAAGCTAATATCAACACACAAGTTTTAGGATGGACTTTAGGTTGTACTTCAGCTTTATGCTGGATGGAAGCAGCCCATGAAGACGGAGACACCCCAAGATTATTAATGGAGACTATGTATTTTGCTTTAGCAGCTTTAGCTGTCTATAACTGGTTATGAACGGTATAAAAAACTTTAAAAACTTCCTATATTTATGTTGGAAACATCTGAATTTACCGGAACCAACACCAATACAGTACGATATTGCAGACTATTTACAGAGTGAACATAAGCGTTTGGTTATACAAGCGTTTAGAGGTGTAGGCAAATCATGGATTACATCCGCATTTGTATGTCACCAGTTACTTATGAACCCTCAACGTAACATCCTAGTAGTATCCGCATCTAAAAGTAGGGCTGATGATTTCAGTACATTTACACAAAGGATAATATCAGAAATGCCTTTGTTGCAACATTTAGAACCAACAGATGCCCAACGTCATTCTAAGGTTTCATTTGATGTTGCTCCAGCAAGAGCATCTCATGCACCCAGTGTTAAATCAATGGGTATCACAGGACAACTAACAGGGTCCAGAGCAGACCTTGTTATTGCTGATGACGTTGAATCAGCTAATAACTCACAGACACAACTCATGCGAGACCGCTTAGGTGAGACCGTTAAAGAGTTTGACGCTATCATAAAGCCAGAAGTAGGACGTATTGTATTTTTAGGAACACCACAAACAGAGATGTCTTTATATAATGATTTAGAAGAACGTGGTTTTGATAGTCGTGTATGGCCAGCTCTTATACCTACTACAGCTCAGAAAACAGGATATGGGTCTAAATTATCTAACATAATAGCTGAGATGGACGCCAAAGAAGGTGAACCAACTGACCCAGAACGATTTAATGAAATAGACCTCATGGAACGCCTAAGCTCTTATGGTCGCTCAGGATTTAATCTACAATTCATGCTTGATACGAGCATGTCAGATGCTAACAGGCATCCACTTAAACTAAATGACCTTATAGTGGTGTCTGGTTGTAGCACTTGGAAAGAGGCCCCAGCTAAAATTCAGTGGGCTTCAGGACAAGACCAAATTAAAGCTTTAGACCCTGAGATACCTAATGTTGGACTTAAAGGTGACTACTATACGTCATATTTATACATGTCCGACGAATTTACTCCCTTTGAGGGCTCAGTAATGAGCATTGACCCTTCAGGTCGAGGGGTGGATAAGACTGGCTATGCCGTCCTTAAAATGTTACATGGAGTGCTATATCTTACCGCTATTGGCGGATTAGATGGCGGGTACTCAGGGCAGACTTTAAATAAACTAGCTAATATTGCTAAAGAGCATAAAGTGAATGACATAATAATTGAGTCTAACTTTGGGGATGGAATGGCAACCGCCCTTTTAAAGCCCATATTAGCCGAAATTCATCCTTGTAATGTAGAAGAAGTACGCCATAGCATACAAAAAGAAAAACGTATTATAGATACCTTAGAGCCAATTATGAACGGGCATCGTCTAGTGGTAGATGAAGACATTATTAAAGATGATTTTAAAGTGGAACCTCATCATCAGTTATTTAAACAGATGACTAGGATAACCAGAGATAGAGGGGCCCTAAGACATGATGACCAGATAGATGCTTTAGCTATTGCAGCTAATTACTGGGTTGAACGTATGGATAGGGACCAAGAGAAGTCTTATAAACAACATAAAGATAACTTATTACAAAAAGATTTAGATACATTCATGGAGCACACTGTTGGAACAAAGATTAAAAAGGATAGGTGGATAGATGGCTGAAGAATATAATAATCCAGCTAATATAGAACGTGGACAAGGATATGCTGGTGAATTAGATGATAAAGACGGTAATCCAAAGCTATATGCCGGTCGTTTTGTAATGTTTGAAAACAAAGTGCTTGGAACACGTGCATTGTTTAGAGATGTACAAAGTAAAGTTAAAGAATTTGATGGGGATATAGCTGGGATGATAAACAAATTTGCCCCCACTGTAGAGAACCCCACTAACAATTACATAACCTATGTACAAGCCAGAGTAGGTAAAGAGAAGATTGAAACAGAAGAAGACCTTAGATTCGCTGTAATGGGTATAATTGAATTTGAAAATGGTGTTAATTCCCCTAAAACAAATGAATACTTAGAAGCTGATAACTTTGAGATAGCTTATCAACTCTCTAAAACTTCATTACCTAGAAACACCACATATGATGATGCATTAAAGACTTTAACTGACCCAATGAAGGTGGCCCAACTATGACAGATATAGATAGAATGTATTTTGTTCTTAAAGTTAAGGGCAATAAGGGATTGTATGACTTTTCTGATTTACCGGTTTCAAAGAAAATAACAAGTAATGATAAACTAAGATGCTTTAATGATTTCTCAGCTTGGAAGCAAGCTTTGAGAATGCTAGGTGAAAAAGATTTAGAAAACCCTAAAGCACAAGTTTATATAATACACCCAGAGACAAACGACGTATATTCAAGTAATTGTTTTACGTAGTTTAGGGACATCTCAGGGTTTTACTTCATTTTCCCCTGAGCTCTGTCCTGAACAAGAAAATAGGAGAAATTTTAATGAAAACAATAATATTAATGGCCTTACTAACTTTTAATGGCGACATGGTAGAAAAACGTATGATACAACCTTTTGATGACCGGGCTTCGTGTATGTCATATATAGAAGTAAACGGAGAATCTATTGTAAGAGGTATTGTGGACCTCTATGAAGGTAAATTAGATTTTATTGGATTAGTTTGTACGGAATCATGGAAAACGCAATAATACTTTTTGTAGTAGCAGCTGGGATGTTTGGATTAAGTAGATTAAAGATAATAAGGACTTTTTATCTATCCCCACAAGTCTCTATTATAGAGCTTTATATATTGTTCTTTGTGGCGATGGGAATTGTTGCCACTTTAACTTACATTTGGTAGAAAAATCTGAAAGGGTAATCGTATAGTATCCGACCATTTATTCCCCCGTAGCCAGCCGTCCGGTATGGGCCACCGCGTACCATAAGGCCACTGGGTTCGGTGTGGACCCTATACGATATGGGACCGCAAGGGTGCTGGGGGTAGTAAAAGAGAACTAAGGTGATACCTAAGGTCTGACCAAAAACATCCGGCGTGTCTTTGTGCTTGGGTCTATTTTTATTGGCCTCAAATTATTTTCATTTATTTTCAGTCTGACTGTTGACACCATGTATACATTGGGTGTAAGGTTATCACAAGCTAAGTAAATGCTTATATGAATGGCGAAATTCAAAAGCGAATAAACATTAACTTAGCTGGTCCAGACAAGGCGAAGTGGCTGGGTTGAGGCAAGGGAATAGCAATGGGGCGAGGTTTCTTGTACGGGGTCTGAAAAAGTCAGAGGGCACGAGGGTGAGCTGGCAAAAGGACTAAATCTTCTTAGAGACTGGAAGCGGTAATGACGATAGCCACCACAATAGGGTGACTGGCCGTACTAGAGCGGGACGCCAGAGAGACGGGAAGGTGAGGCGAATTAACGCTGAATATTTATTCTCTGATTGGGGCTGGCAAGTGCTGGCCTCAATCGTAAAATCCATATCAGAGTGTAGCTCTGGCCGATGATTCCAAAAGGATGAAATGGAAACAACAACAAAAGAGGATATTAAAATGACATACGAAAAAAGACGCGATGAGATAGATGCGAAGGAAGAAGAACTTGGGTATAAAATACACGAGTGGAACGAGATATATGCGAAACCGGCTCATCGTAATCGCATTAAAAAAGAGCGTGGATTGCTTGTACAAAATACAAATATCCATGATGTAATTGATGTCAGAATTTACGATGACATGCTAGCGGGTAAAGATAGATATGTACCGAATGACGTTGACATACACACTCGAACAATAAGGA